AAAGTGTGGGATATTTGAAATTAGGTAGCTCAAGTTGTTTCTCCTGTTCTACCTTCCCCTGATCGTTGTTATCTAATTTTTGCAATATTAAATTTATTGCTGTCTCCATAGTTTCCATTCTTTTATTCAAAGAACGTATGTCTTCACTAGAATTTTTATTTTCTTTTATTTTTTGAGTGGCTCTCACATCATACATTGCCATGTTATCTCCTAAATGTAAGGGGGAATTTCACCCCCTTTTTAGTTTATTATACTATTATGATACAGCTGTGTCGTGCTGAGTATCTGTATTTCTATCATTTTCGTCAATGCCAGAAATGTCAACCATAACAGCCCAAACACGGATTTTACCCGCACTTGAAGCTGCCCCATGAATCTTTGCATCAATAGTATCTGCTGATCCATATACTTTACCCAAAGCAGCTAAATCAGAATGAATTACAGAATATCCTGTTGCATTAGTATCTCCATCAACATAAATATCTGCAGTATCATCATCTCCTAAATCAATAGTAGCGGAACTCGATAGTGCTGTTAAAACCTGAACACCCGCAGCCATAACTAAAGTTTCAGCTGGTATGTCAAGAGCCATAAGTATATCACCATCAGCAGTTCCAGTATCTCCATTGATTGCTGATACATCAATAGTGTTTTCAACTAAATATGGTATCCTCCCATTGGAAGGATGACCAGCGGTGCCACCGGCACCTGTTACATTATAATTAGCCATTTTTTATTCCTTTCCAATTTAAGATTAACTATTTACAAAAACGCCACTGAACACGCCTTTGAAGCCTGTGTCAGATTCGGCTCTTAGAACTTTTCTACCATAAACGTGTAGTCCTCTTACGATGTCAGAGAAACTATCTGGGTCTCTTATCACTTCGGTCTTTGCGATATGAGATGCAGTAGCAACTCCAGACATATGTCCGTATAAGAAAACACACTGGTTAGATGTGCTAGAACCAAAAGTTTGTGTACTAGCTGCTCCAGCTGAACCGTTTACAATTGCGTTAGTTGTGTACAAATCAAAACCCATAAGTTTTTTATCTGTAACTCTTCCGTTCATCAATGGAGATTCTCCACCACCAGTTACACTCATGTCCATAATTTTGGACGCTGCTGTACGCAGTATTTGATATGTAAGAGGTGAAGAAACAAACCAACGGTTTTCTTCTGGTACATCGTTCTCATCTAAAACTCTTGCTGCTTTACTTATTAAATCAACAATTTCATCACCAGTATTGGTGTTTGCAATAGCTGATCCATGAGTTCCAGTAGTAGAGTCAGTGGATGCGTTATCATAGATGTACTTTAACACGCTGTAGTCATAGTTCTTCTTTAATGCATAAGCACCTGAAGAGGTTGCTAGTGCTTCAAAGTTGACATGTGACTGTCTTTCTTCAATATCATCTACCTTAAATGCAAAGTAACTACCTTGATCAATAATCAATTGAATTTGATTATCATCTAGGTTCTCTGTATTTACAGTTTGGCCTCTAGCATAGTCTTTGACTGTGATAGTTGGCTCTTTGATGATATTTACCGTATCGCCAAAATTCTCGATTTCCCCAGTGTAGTCAGTATTAGTAATAGCCTCTACGACTGATGCCCTACGGAAATACTTGAGAACTTTTTGACTGTATATCGCTGGTGCCCAGTTACCAACCGGTAAGTTTTGGTATCCGGCAGCGGATGACATAGTAGCCATATTCTTCTCCTTTATATTTGGTTAGTTAATCGTTTAAAACTTGACCAGTTCTAACGGCCTGATCAATCTCCGCTTCATACTTCTCAAACTCCCATGGCTTGAGTTTCTGAATGTCAGACATCTTCCAAACCTTCCCATTCTTACCAGTGGTGTTTATCTGCTTTGCAGCAGTCTTCGTTACAGCTCTGGCAGCTTGTTTAGATTTATCAGAAGTCGGTTTCCTATTCATACCTATGTCCGCTTTATACAAATCAACAGTCCTACTTGCCCAAACAGGATCGGTATTGTTCTTTGTTATACCTTCAGAAATGCTTTTGGGCTGTTGCTCTAACCATCCTAAAAACTCAGGTGATTTCTTGATCTCATCGAAATCTGGGTGATTGTTCAAAAGCTGTTTGTAAGCAGATTGCACTTTGATCTTTTTCTCTTTCTCAGTGAGTCTACCTATTTCAGCTTGAAGGTCTTCAACTTGCTTCGATGCCATATTGTGAGATATAGTCTCTACAACTTGGTATACATCCGGATACTGATCTCTAAACCTATCAAGTTCTTCAGGTGTCTTTGGTGGAGCATATTTATTTCTAGGTTCTTCTATAGCTTTTCTTTGTGCTTCTAGAGTCTCCTTTTCTTGCTTCCATTCGGACAGCTTCTGATCGTAATACTTTTTAAGATCATCGTATCTTTTCTTATACTTACCTTCGTCTTCCTGAACTATCTCCTCTTTTTTTTCAGGTTGGGTGGAATCTATAAAACCTTCTACTTCTGGAGTGGCTTCCATCACGGCCTTGATGTCAGTGTCCTCAGTTTCTGTTTCTTCTTCCTCAGCAGTAACTACTCTATCCTTTCCCTTGTACATATCTCCACGAGGGTCTGCTTTAAGTGTTTCTGCTTTATTGCGTACATTGGTCTTTCCTTTTGCCATTTTACTATTCCTTTCTCAGTGCCTCCTACGAGGGTGGCTGGTTACGGGTTTAAAAATCCAGTGCCGAGGCAAATCGGGTGGCTGGAACTTTTAGTCATCATCAACTAAAACTCTGTTTAGCTTCCTTGAAAGCAGTCTTCTTAGGAGCCTGCTCAAAAGGTGCTTTAATCTGTGGTTGAGGCTGTTGTTGCTGTCCAGCTTCGTATTCAGCTATCAGCTTTTCTGTTAGTTCTTCACCTCTTTTATTCATTTTTTCTAATCTCTTATATCCTATTTCTTGTGCGATAACATCTGGTATGATTATTTCACCATTTGATATTAATATGTCTTCTGCACTTTCTGGTGTCTCAGATGTGTCTAATGTCACACCTTTTTCTTTTAAATTATCTATAGCGTCTTGTATAACCTCTTTTATGTACATCTTACCGTTTGCTATGACAGCACCTTTACTCAACACAAAACCATCGGCTTTTACAGGTATGTCATCAGCAACGCCAGAACGATCTTTTCCTTCTACATTTATTTCTCCTACAGCTCCTACTGGCACAGGTTCTTTATCTGTTGGTTGTGGTTTTTCTTCTTCAATATCCCCACCTTCTTGCATCATTGGCGGTTCTTTAACCGGTGATTCCTGTGGTTGCTCAACAGGTTTCTGTTCTGGTTGCTGTACAGGCTGTTCCATCTCTGGTGCTTCAACAGGAAGTGCTTGTGGTAGCTGACTAGGACTTCTATCAAAAGAAGATTTAGGTTTTAGGTTTAAAGATACTTCTTGTCCTTCTGTAGAGTTAGCAAGTCTGTCTTCATCACTCATACCTCTATATTCATCTATGGTTATACCTCCACCACCTTCAGGTTCCATAGTAGGTTCAGGTGGATAGTCTCCAGTTTCTGCTTTATAATTAAGTACAAAAAATCTTTCTACATAAGGAACTAAACCTGCTATTTCTTTTTGTTCTTCTGGCGTTAAGTTTTTTTTCATATTAATGGCTGCATTTTGTGGTTCTACCGCAGGATCATTTTCTGATAGAAACGCAAAATCCATTTCGTTAATATTTACAGGTCTATCTTCACCCATTTCCATCTGTTGATTATCTAAGACCATTTACCAGTTTCCATCATTTTTGCTAATATGTTTGCTCTTGTTTTTACTTGACCTGCCCATTTGCTGTCTAGCATTTGTTTGCTAGCTTCTTTATAATTACCAGTCATTACAGCTTTAAAAAACTTAGGCCATGCCTGTTCATTAAATCTAGAACAGCCCATGTTAAACACCATATCTATAATTACAGTTTTTCTAGGTTCGTTTAAGTTTTCCATGAAGCTCCAATGGTTCACCTCTCTTAACACTCTATCTACATCATTAGATAGTAAAATCTTTGCCTCTTCTTCTGTAATACCAAGACCATCTCCAGCTACGTTTCTACCTACACCAATAGTAGGATGTCCAACCAAAGTGTCTCCAGCTCTTATTTCTTTACCATTTGCATCATCGTATACTTTTAACTTCATACCTTCATGCAAAATAAGTTTTTCTATTAGTTTATTTCTTGTATCTTTCGTAATCATTTTTTAAATTGTCCTATTGATTTCAAACCGAAACTAGCACCAATGCTTGCAAGGATACCCCAGCTTAACCAATCAGGGCAGTCCTCTCTCAAGAACCTAAACCCATCAGATAAATATGGCTGTGCAGCAGGAATGAAGCACGCTACTATGATGGAGATGAAACAAATTGTCCAGAGCTCGTCTTTCCAGCTATCTGCAGAAGCATCCATTGCTTTCTCTTCCCAGTTCGCATCACTCTGTACTCTTTTTACTTGTGCCTCTATCTTTGCTACTTCTAACTTCTGTTTTATCTCTGCTTTCTTTTGTCTACCCTTCAACCATGTTCCTGCTAGGTTTGCTATCGGGCTTAAAAATTGTAACATGTTTACTCCTTACGCAAAAAATTTCTGATTAAAATTAGCCACTGCTTCTTGAAATGCTTCTTGTGTTTTATACCCTACTTTCATTGGCATTCCGTCTGGGCCTATTCTAGTTCCTTTGTAAATATCACCTTCTACTATTCTCTCTCCGTTTGGCCCTTCATATTCCATGGCATGTCGTAACCACTCGCTTGGACTTACAGAACCATCACCTGCAGAGTCTATTCTTTCTAATACACTCCTGCCACCATCGCCCCCTCTAGGTATATATTTACTTACTCCATTTCCTCCAAAAGCTGCTTGCGACCAAGCACTCTCATTTACTTTCAAACCAAATTCATCTGCAAATGCATACATGTAATCTACATTTTTATTTGCCTGTGCCTGTAGAGCACTAGAGTTAAAACCATTGTAACTGTGAGCATTTACAGCTTTTATTTTTCTTTTTTGACCTTCTTCTGGACGGGCATACTGTTTACCTGCATCGTCAACTAATCTAAATTCTACACCACCCATTGGGGGTTTACTTTTACCACCACCTCCAAGTATTCCTGAAGCTGATAGAAAACTAGCACCTGCTATTGCCCACCCTACTGGCCCTGCCATCATAGTGGCAAATTGTGAACCTGCCATGATACCTGCTGTTTGTAATCCTGCAAGAGTTCCTAAAGTTCCTCCGGCAAACTGTAAGGCTTCTGTTGGACTATCTATACCTCCTTTTAAAGCATCATATGCAGAGTAAGCACCTAAAACAGCAGTGCCAGCACCTGCTAACTGTCCTGTAAGAGTTGGTGCTCCTGAGGTTTGATAGTAACCAGAACTGCCTCTCATTTCAGCTAGTTTCATAGCTTGAGAACCTTGTGCAGCTGACTGATAACCGGGAAGAAAACTTGTTCCTACCGGTTTGTTAGGTATTTTTAAAAAATCCATACCTTTAGAAATATAATCTTGACCAGTATCACTAGAAACAAACTCTGCTGCTTTTAACCCTGCAGAAGTTTGAACTCCTAAATCTTGTGTAGGTTCAAATTTTATCTCATTAGCTTCCATAAAAGTAGGAGCTTCTTGTTTAGGTACGATTGCATCTGCAGCACTAAAATCTAACTTGGCATTAGGGTCTATAGAAGCCATTTGAGGCAGTCCTTCTGTGCTAGATAATCTCGATACTCCTAAATTAACAGGTTGTATGTTTCCTATTGTAGTTTCTCCTACTAATGCTTTATAGGCTTTTGTAGCATCATCTACTTTTTTCTCATCAACATCTGATTCTTCTTGATCTGATCTTTTTTCAGCTAATTTAATTTTAACAGGAAGTTCTTTGAAACCTCTTTCAGAAATAGCAATTTCTTCAGAGGGCAAACCTTTGTTAAGCCCATATTGTTGGTCAAAACTTAAATTAAGAATTTGATCTACCGTGTTAGATCCATATGCCATTATTTTTTCTTATCTTCCTTTTTCATATTATCAAAATTATTCTTCAAGTTGAGGAGCATTGCCAGCAAACTGGCTCTCCCCTGCAGTCGGTACACCTCCAGTTCCGATTGTGCCGTTACCAGTCCCTGTAAGGTCTGAAGGTTGAGGCCCTGCAGCAGCTGCTGTAGCGGTTCCCATACCTGTGGGTTGTTCACCACCGGGGCTAGGCGTTTGAGGACTTCCTGATTGTTGTTGTTGGTCTCCTTGGACATTTTGCATTACTCCTTGTAACATGGTTGAATATATTTGGGCTTGGTTCATATCATTTACAAGACTGTCGGGATCTATATCCTGTGAGATAGCTAATTCTTTTAACAAGTTTGGTATCTTAATAAAAGGTGCTAACATAGGATTAGTTACTGTTTGCAATAAAGCCGTGAGTCTTTGAGAACGCACTTCTTTTTGCATTACAGATGCCACACCTCTAGGTTTAATTTCCAAGTCTCCAACAATATCTGGATTGTCTTCATTAAACTGCATATTCCATTGAAAAAAAGCCTCTCCCAAAGGTTTTATCATATGGTCATCTATATTTTTAATTACAGTCTTGATTGATAATCCAGCTGATCCTAACAACATTGATAGGCCAGCTGCTGTTCTGCCCGTACCACTAACGCCTGTCTGTCCGTGCATAATACTGGGTATACCAGTTTCTTCATCAGCCAACTGTCTAGCTTTATCATACATTTGTATGTTTTCACCAGCGGTATTAGGGAACTTAATACCATTTACTGCGGTTCCTGTAACGCCAGACTGTCTTCTGAATATCTTACCCGGAAATATATCGTAGTTTTGTCCGGGAACTAATGATGTCTCGTCAACATCAAATATTAAATTACCTGCAAGTGTTAAGTTATCAATAGCCATTCGTACATGACCATTCATTAACATCTGTGCATCTTCCATGTTTTCTGGTACTCCAATACCCCATATTTGATAAGGGCTTATTTCATATGGAAATACTTGAAACGGTATTCTATAAGGTGTGAAAGGATTTGCTACGGCTCTTAGTATTTGATTTCCACAAACCCACACATTAACTTGTACTTGATCTAACTCATCTATGCCTTCTGTTTCTGCACCTATTTCATTCATAAATGATGAGTCTACAGTGCCCCAATATTCTAACACTTCAAATCTTTCTTGTGCACTTCTAGATAAATATTCATCATCTCTTATTATACTTTCAAAGTATTTGTCTACGTAGTTACCACCACCTGTTAATACTTCTCTTACTGCATCTGCATTAAACATAGGCATATTCATAAGATTTTTAAGCTGTGATCTATTCATTTTATGTCTTTGTATTACAAAATCACAGTCTTCCATGTTTGTAGCTATAGGATCAGGGTATAAATCCCAACAAGACACAGCTTCTATTTTAGGTATATCTCTAGCGTAAGGCGTGTATGTTTTACCTTCTCCTTCTACATTTTCCCATTTGTGTACCATTTTTGTATGTGTAAAAGGGCCTTTTACTATTCCTGTACCCATCAATACAGATTCAAATATAGAATTACGCAGGGTAGTTACAGCGTTGGTGTTGGTAAGTTGGTCGTGTATTACCTTCTCCATACGCAATGCAGCCTCCTGTGCAGGAGATATTTGCGGCTCTCCTACTCTAGCTTTACCTTCTGCTAAGGGAGCACCTTCATATTTAGGTGCTATACCTCCTAAATAGTCTAAATTACCTTGAGTTGCTTCCATAGCACCCGGAGGTATTTCTCTACCGTCTCCATCAAACCCAAAAGGATCTGCTGGTGTTACTTGGTCTAGAGGTGTCTGCAAATGAGCAAACTCTGCTATTCCTTCAGGTATAGGGGTAGACTCTACTGTCAACGGAAACTTTTTGTTTGCAAATAAAATATCTACAATCTGTCCGTAAGCAGCAAGCACTTTTGTTTTGGTTATTTTTACAAATACTTTAGATTTTTCAGTGTTTGTATACTGAGTGCTAGAATCATAGATTCCTCTAAAGTTTTTATAGGCTTTTAACCATCTTTCTTCGTGTACAAGCCTACCATCCTCTGCCTCTCTCTGTCTTGCTTTTATAAATCCTACAAGACCGGGGGCATCCTCCGGCATATCTACAGATACGTCTGTTGGTTCACTCATTTATTAGCCTTCTGAGCCCTGATAGCCCTGTTTCTGTGTCTGTCCCATTATATAACCTGCTTGGCCCATATGTGTATTTCCAGCGGGTTTTGGTGCAGCCACATTGTAGGAATTTAGGTCTGTAGAGCCTAGTAGCATCTGGTCTAAACCTTCTCTGTATAGAGAACCTTCGCTAGCCTCATTCATTACACCTTGTTTGGACATTTGTCCCATGATGTAACCTTTATCGTAAGTTCCTTTTGGCATGTTTACCTCCTTTTTTGGTTGTTAAAATTAAAATCCTAATTCGCTTAATTCTCTTGCGACTTTTTCATCTCTTGTTTCAGGGACAACGTCTTTTTCTGGCACTTTAGACATGCTAGTTTCTACATCGCCCAATGCTTCTTGTTCTTTTTGTAATCTACCTTCTTCTATAGTCTTTCCAAATTCTCCTGTAATGTCTATAAACTCTCTGTCCGCCACTTGTTTTACAGGATTTCCTACTAACAAATTGGTTGCAAACCTACCGGCCCCTCTAGTAGCTAACATCATAGCTATTTTTGCACCGGCTTTTAATGTATCTTTATCTGTTATATAGTCTATAAAACTGGGAACATTAGCTTCTAATGTCGCACCATAACTTGTTATTTTTGCATCGCCAAGATTATCAGCTCTAAATTCTTGTCCTCCACCTTTTTTAAAAAGGTCTTTCCATGAACCTCCAGCCTTTTCAATATTGTCTAATTTTTCTCTCATCTTACTGTCTACTTTTGCATCATCAACTTTAGCAGGAGTCTGTTCTAGTATCTGTTGTTTTGTTTGTTCTAAATTTTTTTGTTGTTCTAATAACAGTTTTTCTTTTGCTGTAGCATCTAAACCTGTTTCGATTGTTTCTTTTTTTAGTTGAGCAATATTTTTTTTTGTCTGTTGTTCAATTTCTTTTTGATCTAATCTAAGTTGTTCTTTAGTTTTTTCAATAATTTTTCCTGTCGATTGATTTTTTTCAGGATTAATGTCTAAATTTATTTTATTGTTAGATATATTAGCGTTAGATAGAGATAAAATTTTAAAACCATCTTTTACGTTTAAAAGTTGACCTATTGTGTTTGTATACTTTTTAGTATACATATTAATAACATCATTTGATGCATGTTCTGTTGCTAAAGGGTCTCTAACCAATCCTTGAGACCTGTAATGTTTATCTATTACATCTTTTGAAGCTAACTTATGACCTAAAAACAGTTGAGCTGCTTCTTTACCAAATAGTTTAGTAAGTGTATCTGCCTGTATTTTTCTTACTATTTCTGCACCGTTTACACCCTTTACAACACTAGAATATTTATTAAGTATCGGGCCTAAATTGTCCACAATAGCATCATTATATGCTTTTTTACTTATATTACCAAATATCTGTCCGTTTGGATATTTTATTTTGTCTTTATATTCTGCATTATAGGATTCAATGGTGTTACCTTTTTTATCTAAATAAGCTACTTTTTCTTGATATTCTTTCATAGCATCTTCATACAAGGATTCTATCATATTTACTTGTAGTTCATTTAATATAAAAGGATTAAAATATTTTTTTTCTCTACCAATTGGATTTGGAGGTAACGTAAGTTCAAACTCTCCAGTTGGTAGTTTTTGTAAAAGAGGTCTAGAAACACCTTTTGTCCCTCTTTGAGAAACTTCAGGATCTACTGTAAAACCTAATAAATCTTCAATTCTCATTGGGTTTGTATTGTGAAATGTATAAGCAGTAGAAATGTTTTTAGGCATTTTACTAGCAGCTTTAGTAGTAGATTCCCAAATAGTTTTAATTGGAGGGTATCTACCTATTTCTGCTCTTGTTTTTGCTGTTTTAGTTTTACCTGTTTTTTTATAGCCTGTAGTAATTGGGGGTCTGGGCATTTCCTTGCCAGCTTCAGAATATGCAAGTGCTGTAAGATTATCTAAGTTTTGATGAGTTTTTCTAATACCTTCAGTTCCTGTTTTTGCTTCAGTGTCTGCAGGACTTACGCCAAAAAATTCAAAGTATGGTTTATCTAAAGCATCTATTTTTTCTAATGTTTTTGTTATAGCAAGAACTTTTGGGCCTCCTTTACCTTTTCCAAACTTTGTTTCTAACATTTGTACAGTTTCTGAATCAGAAAAATTATCTTCTATTCCAAATTGCACACCTTCTTGATATAATTTAAAAATAAGAGAATCTCTAACAGTGTAATTCCCTTTTCTTATCTTATCAAGAATATCATTTTCCGATGGTATGTTACCGTCTGGAAATAATTTTTGCATAAATGTTAATACAGTTGCTGCCATCTATTAATATCCAAATACTTGATCTTGTGGTTCATATTGTTGTGTGTGCTTAGTCATCCTATGTGGAGAATGCACGTTCATCAAAGTCCTACTCATCATCATATACCTCAACGCATCGTAAGCATGGTCTTCAGCTTTCGTATCCACATCTTCAGGATTGGTTTTAGATATGGGTAGTGTAGGTAGAGTCCTGATTGTATTGTTGCACGTAGAAAAAAAGCGAACCCTAGCATTACCGTGGTCGTCACAGGCTAATCTCCTGTGTACTTCTATCTTTCCTGCAATTCTGTTCCTGTCCGCTGGTGTCCATCGTGCTCCTCTCCTTACCATAGTCTCTGCAATAGAAGGCCCTAAGCCTGTTCTGTTCCAACAGGAAGAATCCAGCGTTGTTTGCTGCATCGGTGGGTCTTCTCTTTCCATTTGTACTATCAAATCTCCTAACCTCTCTCCTGTATATCCTTTTACGTATAATTCTCTGTATATCCATATGTTATTGTCCCAATCTATGGCTCCCCAAAGTATACATGAGGGTGAAGAATACCCGTAATCGCCTGATCGTATTCTAGTCCAGCCCGATGGCACCTCAAAAGGCTCTACAACGTGTGTCTCACGACTAAATTCAGTAAAAGCAGAGCCATCTGCTACGTCCCAGTCACCTTCTAACAACCTTTTTCTCTCTATTTCCGGTAGAGACATCAACATCGCCTCATATTGACCGTCTTCAAACAGATATGGGTTGTCTGTCAACCTTGCAGGCACGAATTTACGTAAAAATAACGGTTCATCGGCCTTTGGGTGGTTCACTGGGTACTTCAAAACCTTACCAGTGTCAAAATCCCTAGCCCAAAATGGACTATCTGGTGGATTAGGGTCTAAATACATCTTTTTTACCCACCAACCCCCTACTCCTCCGGGGTTTGCTGTACATCTCATGTACATTCCTAGTTCTGGATCAGTAGTTCTAAGTCTAGAACGTAGGTAATTCCACACGTATGGTGTGGGGTAGTTCGTAATCTCGTCTATTCCTATCCAATTGAACGCTTGTCCTTGGTATCTAGTCACATCTCGGTCATCATCTACGTATGAAAACCATACTCTAGCACCTGATGGGAACTGCCAGATGGACTTTGCCTCTTTAAATACAGCTCCGGGGAACGCTTTTGGATAGAGTTGCTTGCTTTTGTCTATCAATTCGGTCAATTCAGCTAGTGTTCTTCTCAACAGCAGCCCTCTATGGTTGGGATTTGATGCATCTCGCAGTACATCTGCTAGTAATGCATAGGATTTTCCCCCTCCTGCTGCTCCTCCGTATAAGACATCTCTTTCAGGTGACTCAAGGAATGTAGTTTGAGGGCCTTCGTTGGCTCTAAATACTACATCGTGGTGCTGTAAATGCTCCCGTACAGCTTGAGGCACCTTCTTTAAGTCCTCATCAGTGATTACACTTACGGACTTCTGCCTTCCCTTTAGAGCATTGTCCACTTTGACAGCAGCCTGTTGTGCCTCTTTAGATTTTCTTCTGGCATTCTTAGCTTGCTTCGTCAATCTCTCAGCTCTTCGTTTCTTTTCGGAAAGCTGTCTTTGAGTGGCCAATCTGGCCTTCATCTTCATAGACCAGTTATAACTCGTTTTTGGTTCTCCCTCTTTTCTAGGAGGTCTACCTCTTTTTGGTTTCTGTTCTTCTGTCATCTATCTAAGTGTACACCTATTTTCATTCGTTTTGTAAGACCGGGGTTTGATATCTTCCTACCCGATGCTGTGCTTAACCATCTCGCAGCTTTTGCAGGCCCACAGCTGTTTGCGAATGTAAACGCCTTTTCTAACAATTCCAACTCTTTTTCTATAGGAATATATTCTTTTCCATCCTCTGATAGTTCATATCCAAATGGGATGGTTGATGTTGTTCTTCTCAATTACTCACCGTACATGTTAATTGTTCAGCACATCTGCCCATGTCATTTATAATAGTAAAACTATCTTGATTAGGAAATCTATATCTACAATACATACCAGTTACTAAATTCTGACTGTCTACAATTGGTTTGTACTCTGCCAGCTTACAACTTATATATCTCTCGTGTTTAGGAAACCGTTTACCAAACATACTGGCATGTGCTTGGTCGTATCCTTCATTCATACAAATTGCATGACCTGTTTTAAACTCTTCACAGAGTTCGTGTGCTTTTACTTTACTAGCCACTGCTGAGGCTATCCACACCATCATAGCTGCTGCTAGTAATCCTACTACTGTTAACGAAGATATCTCTATTATCTTTCTCTGTCTCTCTTGTTGTTTATAAATCATCTCTTGTCTTTGTTTTCTGATTCTTCCTTGCATTTGCAAAAGTTCATTCCATGCATTCGGCCCATGCGATAAGTTAATGAAATTCCTAAGTTCATTCTCCATCTTTTGAGCTTTTTTCTTAGCTGCGAAAGCATTTAACGCCTCCTCCTCAATAGATGCACCTGCAAATATCTTTTTAAATAGCGGAGGCTTCTGCGACATCTTTTGAGCCTGTCCGATATCTGAGCACGCACCCATCCATCGACCAACATCTCCATACATGCTTTCGATATCCTTACCCACTGAAAAGCCTTTCTTAATGACGTTAAAGGCTGCTGTTGCTGTAGCCAGTGCCGTGACCGGATCAACCATTCCTTCATATCCTCCCTCTTATTTCTAAAATTTCTTATTTGCATAATGCTTTTAAGATTCTACTTTCTTCAATCCTTTTTTTCTCTTGTAATAAACAATATAAAAATTGTTTACTCATAACACACCTCCTAATTAAAGTTAGTGCGTTTCTTCGGTCTTCCCTACTTCCGACTCTTTCGAGTTAAACGGTTGCTGTTTTTTTCTATCCTTCTGTATTTTCTCTAGTTCACTAATCGTGTAATACTCTTTCGTTACGAAATCCAATACCAAACAGGCTATGCTCATGTCTAATAATTATAGGTGATTTTACCACCTAGTCTTTTCTTTTTTCTTTTTATCTTTCCACCAAAACGATTACCTTTTTTACTATCCTCTTGTTGTTTTTTAAAATCATAATATCTTTTCATATCATCTTTAGATATGTTATAGTCACTTGGGTCTAAATCTGCTTCTATTATTCTATCTATTGTTTGAAAGGATATACCTTTTGTTTTTGGATCGTATGTCATCTAATTCTTGCTTTTCTTGGCCCTTGATTGGTGTATACTTTTTTACCTCTTGCATATTTATTTACAATTCCGCCTGTTCTTTTTTTCTTATTTGTAATGCTAGGATATCTTGGTTGTCCATCAATAAACATAGCAGGATTCTTTTTTAAAAATTTATTTACTTGACTTTCTAAATTTCTACGTAAACCGTAAGCTTGCATCTTAGTAAGTTCTTTTCTACCATAACCTCTTTTTGTATCTCGAATATAATATTTATTTTTTTCAGGATCATAAAAATACGTATTAGGAGGAGGTAATCCTAATTTTTTTCTAGTTTCTGCATCTCCTTTATAAATTTCTGCATGAAATGTATCTTGGTCAACATTAGTTACTTTATCTTTAAAATTAGGATTAGCTTTATAAAATAATCCCTGACCCCTATGTTCTAGTTCATGTATTAAAATTGCTATTTGTTCTTTTCTCATAGCCATTGGTTGTCTTTCAGAATATTCTTGATAACTTTCATATTTGTCAACCGGTCTAAACAGCTTTTGAGACATACTTATTTTATCTTTTTTATAATCATATTGTGCAATACTTTTATTAGGACTTCTAAAACCTGTAATTCTTGTATTACTTCCTAATTGATTTTGAGGAATAGTTTCAATAGGTAATAGTTTTTGTTTTTTTCCTTTTGGATATTCGTATAAATACGCATCCAAACCTAATTTTGCCATTGGTCTGTTTTCTAAATAAGGGTATAGTTCAGCAGCTAATTCTGTATCTGCCATTGATAAAGCAGCTAATTGTTTTTCAGTGTATTGACGTTCAGACACGAACTCTTACCTTTCTTGGTTGGTTGGCGTATACTTTACCGCCTCTATTGTAAGCACCGGGGTACCTATCTTGTAATGTTTTACTTTTTTTATAAATCTTTTTTATTTTCTTTTTTCTTGTTTTAGACCTTTTTTCATCTATTTTTCTATTTGCTTTTTTTTCGTATTCTGGATGAGTATGTCTAATTTGTAAATTTTCTCTTAACGTAAAATCATCATAGTCTGTACCAGAATGCAAATCAACATTGTAATCAATCAATCCTAATTTGTTTAATAAACTATTGCCTCTATGTCTCAACTCATGAATAGCAATCATAAACCTACCAGCTTCTTCAGTCTGAGGAGTTCTTTTATAACTACTGCCTCCTTTAGGGTCTGGTGTAAGTTCTCTTTCAAAAGCTCTACGTGCACCTCCAAATAAAGTAATAGCATCAGTATCAGGATAATAAGCACCTCTAGTTTCGTATTGTTTATTCCCTATTCTTGTGCCCATTCTTCTAGAATCAGTTTTTATATTTAATAGTTTTTCTTTAAACTTTTTTGCAGACATTTTACCTTGATCAAAAGCATACGCATCTAAACCTATTCTAAGACCTAAATCAATATCTGTCTCAGGCATTTCTTTTTTAATTTTGCGTAAAACTTCTGATGCGTATTCAACATCTCCAAATAACTCTTGTTGAAATTGTTCTTTACTTTTCTCAATCATTAGTCTTCCACACTCACAACTGGCATCTCCTTCTTGGCAGGCATCAATACCACACCGTGAAGTAACTTACCTTCTACATCAATTTTTTCTTGCTTGCCCAGACCGACCCTGTCGAGAAGTGTCTGTGCAGCCTTTAGTCGCAACTCTGCTCTAGGGTGTTCACCTACATCATTCATACCTTCGACTACACGATTGATTGCTGTAACCGAGTGTGCTGCAAGTTCTACCTTTGCCTGTTCTATGATCTCTTCTTTGAGAGATTGTAATACGTGCTGTCTAGAAGATGGCTTATAACCAGATAGTTCTAGTGCCTTTGTAATATTACCACCACACTTGAACAACTCCGTTAAGAACGATTGCTGTTTCTTGGTGAGCTCTCTGGATCTTTCTTTTAGTAATCCTTGATTCATACCTATTGCTGTGCTAGTTGGAAAGAAGCATAAACGGTTGCTGTCCCCTAGTTCATTCCTGTGTTGTAATCGGTGAGACCTGAACGAAGTTTATGCCTTATTATATAATTATACTGTATATACAGACTTTGTCAAGAAAAAACTTGACAGGTTGCTCATAGGGGTGTACAATAAAAGGTAAGCCTTTGGGGGAGCATATATATAGGTATACTTATAGACAGCAACCGGTCTTACTTAGGTACAGCAACCAGTCTGGTTTAATCTTCCATTTCTAGAAATTTATTATTTCCATTGCATACGCATACGTATACACCCCCCATGACCCACGCACACGGGTTTCCGGTATTTTTTTTCTTAAATCATTATTAATAATGTCAAAACTACATTTCCAACCAGATTACAACCTAGCAAGATCCTCGTTTAAACTCTTTATTGCGTGTGATGTGTACACATATATATTAGAGTCTGACAAAAATCTAGTTTAACCGTTTATAAATCTTATGTTTACAAACTGGTGGGCGTGTCTTTCAACCCAGATGTAATCCAATAATATCAATAAGTTATAAATTAAGTGTGTAATTAAGTTAGATGTAAAAATACCCATTGCATAACCTACATACAGCAACGGGTATTTATATTTATTCTTTATTTTCTTTTAAGTGTTGATTGTATTTTAAGGCTGTCTCTTTATCTGCAAACAGCAATAGATCTGTTTGAGTATCAATAAACTGGGTACTTGTTAAACAATAAGGTTTAACAGTATTACTTGCCTTGTCCAATTCATATAACATTACTTTTTTAGCCAATTTATTCTCCTATCCTAATATAATTAATAAAATTATTATACATACTATAATGAAAACTATCTTTTGAACAGCAATAATAAAATCCAACATCTATTCACCCATTACTTTCTGATGGTTATTAATAGGTAAATTGTCAGAATATATTTTAGTTTTCTTGTTAAACTGTGTTCTTTTAAGTAATTTACCATCTACAAAAAACCTATATTCAAGCGTATGTTTATCAATTTCTCGTACTGTAGTTCTGTGTTGTATAAACATATAAGAATAGTTTTTGCTCGTGCCTACTTTAATATTAACAACTCCTTCATTCTTAACTCCATATGATTTACTGCCGTTATAAATACAAGCCGTAACATCATTCCATATAGGGTACGCTCTACTCATTAGTTCAACCTCCTTTCCTCTTTTTCTAATTCGTGATTTAATAATATTTCACTAAAGCAATTCCACTCGTTTAAACTCTCGTAATCTTCCCAAGTAAAGTCCATATTTAATTCAAAATGAGTTCTTTTCTCCCATTTGAATTTATTTCTTAATTCTTTACTAATTGGGAATAGGATTCTAGTTCTAACATGGTCATCTCCTCCATGTGGCATGCTAAACACAATTTCAAAAAATGTATTAGGTAAATATTGAAATAGTTCTGGTTCTATAGTCTGATTAAATCCTAGATCATAACTAAGATTATTACAGATTTCTAAATGTTTTTTAGATATAAATTTAGGCATTTTTTTTCCCTCCTCTTTTTGTAAATTCCCATTTAGCTACAGAAGGATTCATGCTTTTATTATTCTGCTTAACAGCATCTTGCAAATAACAATTTACTTGCCATAAGTTCGATTGAATACGGGTTTGTTCTCCTATCAAATTATGTCTTAATGCCTGTAAATTCTCAATTAATAATAGCATTGAATTGTCGATGTCATCTTGAGCATTCATTCCTGCCGTAGTGTGGATTGGATTGCTCTTATTATCTCCCTTTATCTTTTGGGCGTTTAGTATTAATTGAGATAGTTCTCTTATTTGTTCTCTTAGGTACATAGTCATTTTTTTTCCTTCCTTTAAAATTATTAAAATTACTATTGCTGTAGATACTAATATATAAATGATAAGAAATCAAACTTAAAATAAAAAAAGATATTATAAACATACAGCAAATAGCAAAGGGGGTACTAGCATTGCCACCTACAATTAGTGCCGTTGCTAGTACCATCCAGAAATGAAAGAATATTGCAAATAGCATTAGTCTGACAATTTTCTAAGCGACTAATGACAATTCATTCCAATGGTCAGAATCTAAACAAGTACGAACCTTGTTCTCTCTCTCAATCTGCACTGACCCTACATTACTACCATTCCTAGAAGTATACGCTGTGACAGTTTCACCTTTAGAGTTAGTTCTCTCCCAACTGCTGTCTGTGTGTGTACTCCAATGGGTAAGTGCATTGTATACAGCATACAGCGTCCCACCAAGTGACTCTTTTTCTTTACCGTATTGGTGCATTAAGAAATCATTTAGTTTAACATTGATTAACTGTTTTAGTTCGACTCCCTCTTCCTTCAATGCCTCTTTAATAACTGTAGTAGACTCTGATTTTCTCTTAGCAATCGTATTAGCGAATAACATTGCCACTTGCTCGTCAGTTACTTTAGTATCCCTCCAATTGCATAACTTGTCATAGTCTCTATTGTACATATCTACAGAATTAGCAATCTTAGATACAGCACTAGCATAGTTAATATTAGAAGTGTGTTTCTGTTTACTATGATAAAACTTTTCACCTCCGAATACTAAAGTGTTTAAACATAATGCTCTATACATTCCAGAGAATACTTGAAATGCAAAAGAACCATCTAAGCTGTTGAAAGTATCAGAACGCATAGTTACAACATCTTTTTCTGATACTCTTTTGGTATGATTTAGAAAATGAATAGTCCTCCTTGCCTTCGCACCTTTATCCCATAATTGGTCTATAATCTCAATTTGCTCTGAATCATAAGCACTACTATTTTTTATGGATTCTGCGTGTCTTTTATAGACATCAATATGTGGTACAATCTTATAAGTTCTGCCATGCACTCCTAAACACTCATTAGTGTCTGATCTGACTACAGCGTGTTTACCATTTACTTGAGTCATTAGAGATTGACCGTCACCGTTAGTGTCATTCTCAAAAAACAATGGTCTTTTCTCTACAGCAAAATCAAAAAAAGATAAATCGTCTATATTGTTATGAGTATTAGTAATAGGATTTTTTACGCCCATTACATCATTCGTATTAGTAGTATTTGTCATAATTATTTCCTTCCTAAAATAATTGGTTAATAACAAATAATGTTATACAGCAAGAATATATATGCTGTCAAGAAATAATAATTACTATACAGCTAACTTTTCTTCTTCCTTATCTCTTTCAACCTTCCAATGTTTAAAACACAACCACTTATCCCATTGGTAGATTACAGCGTTAGCTGTACAGTATTGACAAATTTTAGATGACAATTTATGTGACAAATTTATGTCGGTTCTTACGAAAGTATGACAATTCGTTGACAATTTGTACGACCTCTGCGACTGACAAGTTATATTTTTCTGCTATACAGTCTGTTGACAATTTATTCTCCTCAAAATCATCCATGACAGATGACAATTGTTTAATGTTAATATCAGCCAATGAACACATCTTTGCACCTCAATCTGTAAATAGTTTCCAAAGCGACATTTCTATACGCATTCTTCTGCATGTCAAACACTGTCAGATGTTTACTAGGATCGTTGACACTTTTCCCACCTGACAAATATTTCTGTACACCCAAACGACAAATCATAGTCCTCTCAGTGCCGTCCTTCTTTATAAAAGATACAGAGAATATCTTCCCCTTCACCTTTTGCTGTATATACTTACTCTTCTCTTCATTGGTAAGAGAAGCTACATTCACATCATTGCCCTTCATTCTTCCTCACTCTCTGTAAATATTTTTCTATATCTTGCTGTCCATAATCAGCATCAACATGCTCTGTAGCAGTCACCCTATTCTCTGGTAACAGCAACCGTAGTTCAATAAGTTCCTTCTTAATCTTCTCAAGTTGCTCATTGAGTTCCCTGATTCTATTGTATGCTGTGTACAATGCATCTTGTAATTGCTGTATAGTCTTTTTATATACTTCTTCTGTCATTACTCTTCTCCCCATAAAGTTACTTCACCGTTCTGCTCATAACCAGAATCCCCTTTGTTATGTACAAATATGCTGTGTAGCCAATAGTTAGGATAGTCATCATCTTTAGAAAATATACGCCCATGTAAGTTACTAATTATTTTATCTGTATTGTCTTTAGGCATATCTAATCTAACAAGTAATTTCTTATCTTTTACTTGCTGTAATACTTCTATTAAAGTTTCTACATTCATACTCATATTAATAATCCTTTCCAAGATAAGCTAAGTCATCTTTCAATACAGCAATCTTTTCTTTTGCTGTAGCTATCTCTGTTATATGTTTATCAAGTTCTTTAGTAAATTCACTATGCTCAGGTATAGATGTTGGATTGACCATTAGTACATCTATATTAGTCTTAGCTTTTGTAATCTCTGCTGTATAGATACTAATTAGATTCTTAACTATCTGTCTTTGCATAATCCCTTCCTTTCTGTATAGGATATATATGTAAACCCCCCAACCAAATCTGGACGGTGATACATAAGTATCAAATCGACTGATACTAGTCAATATGAAAAAGATACTGTACAGCGTTTATTATTCTTGACCGTGTCTGAGTCTTAGTATATTTAGCTGTACATGATTTATTCAAACAAAGTTTTATATTGCTTATCGTTTATAAGTCTAGTGACGGTGTGTTTAGGTAATACTAGTTCAGTACACTTAATTAAAGGCAGACAATATGCAGACCGACCTTTAGCCGTCATGATAAACAGACTGTACAGCTTGTTAGGTGGGATAGCTACACTATCGAAAGATAATGGGAATCTTATTAACCAAAGCTCTAATGTGTGGTGGTAACTTTGGGACTGTACAGTCTAATAACTAAGGAAGGATGACAAATGACAAATATTTTATATGGATTGAATACAGAAACTAAAGTTATATTTAATGTCTGTACAGAAGATGTTTGCAAGGCAATTAATTCTGGAGATGGATTCTCTGACCATTATTTTGTATATACAGAAGAAAAAGATAGAGATGAACATTATAAGGAGGTTGTAAATGCATAAACCAAAATTAGTAAAACTAAAACCAAAGAAAGCACCATTGTCTGACAGTGGACAGATAGCATTAGTGCGTGACAAATTATTAGACTTGTCTGAAGAACTATCAGAAAGAGTGACAATTCCCAACATGGTACAGGCTATACAGCTATTTAATTGTCAGTTGGCTTTTGATACAGCACCGAGCAATGCATGTGCTACCAATATATTATTAAGCTGTATAACATCTAAGTTAGATGCTGTGGTTCAAAAAGAGTTAGAGGAGCATGGAGATGCATAAACCAGAAACAGGTAAATGGACTCTGACAGCTGAACAGCAGAAGGAGTTAAAGGGAGTTAATTGGGAGGTAATCCCAAACGCTAGATTTTTAGACCTATACCACGATGATTTTCAAAACGGTGTATGGGACGAGGTATGCCAAGTGTTTGACAAAGAAAAAATAGCTGACAAACTGACGCTGTTGGTAGTGGGAGTAAAAACAAATGAGTGACATTAAAAAATTAGAAAAAGAAATAAAAGATAATTTATTTCAGTTGAGCAAAGATGAATTAAAAGCTGTACTTGAATTGATACAAGATATAATTAACCAAAGAGTTATAATACCAGAATCAGAGGAGAATGAAGATGAGTGACAAAGAAAAGTATGAAGAACTATGTGAAGCATTAGTAGGTATAAATGCTACTGAAAGAAATAGTCATGAAGAGATAGTAGATTATGCTTACAAGCTGAAGGATATAGAGTTTAAATTTATCAATTTTGTAAACAATCCAGATTGACAAACAATGGCTGTACAGAAAAAGAAATATGTTGTTTATGCCAGAGAGGTATCGTACTATAAGCGAACTGCTGAAGGCACAAGCGAGGCAGATGTGAAGAAGAAAATGGAACGATTGTTGACAAAAGATACATTTGATTTTGTACAGCAAGAATTTTATATTGCAGATATTTTAGAGGAAGGTGACAAATGACAAATAAATTTGAACAGCGATATCATCATGTAAATAATTTACTGACTGTGTACAGCCAAGACAGAATAGATACTGCACAGAAAGATATTGATGAGTATCTTAGATTAAAAGAAAAGGTAAAACAATACGGAGGGATAAAAATGGGAAAGTATAAACAGTATATACAGGAACAAGATGATAAGACATGGCGTAAGATACAGGACATGTGTTTAGAAAGTGAGACTGTAGAGGAAGTTTTACAAAACTGTGATCAACAGATGATTAATGGTAAGATGTATTTACCATTAGGTTACTTTTGGAATGAGTTTGAGGAGCAAGTTAGAGAACTCTGGCAAGAAGTATGGTACGACAAACAACAGGAGGCTATGAATGAGTACGAACAAGAACAAAATAACACTTGATTTTGACGAGTCATTTTACGAACAGCGATTGATTGACATTTTAGGTGACACACAATTGACAGCGTTTCAATTAGGATTGATTAAAGATTATTATAAGATTGCATACAGGCAAGGTGAGAATAAAGGTATAGACACAATGTTGAGGAGAGTTGGCTATGCTGACAAGAAAACATCAAAACCGTAGATTTAACAGATTATCCTATATGGCAAATGACGGTAAAGCGAAGGCTGTACTGAAGAAGTATCTAATCAGCAGAGACCATAAGATTACGGATGATAAGGAAAACTTCTCATGGGACTTGTCGACTATAGCAGACTCTGGCTGTGCAAGTTTTTGGGAGGTAGAAGTTAAGAATCAATGGGGTAAGGTATGGAATGACAATTGGAAGGAGGTCAGGATACCACAGCGTAAACAAAGATTGATTGACAAATTCTATCACGAGACAAACAATGCAAAAGAGTTTGCACAGGATAATAACATGCAAGAGTTTGTCAGACCGTTTCAGCTGACATTTGTAGTATTGAACAGGCATTTGGATCAAGGGTGGTTTATTCCACATGATGTACTAGAGAAAAGTCCTGTACAGACTATACAGAACTCACGGCATGTTGACGCACCACATTTAAAAGAACCGTTTTTTCATGTGGATGTGAAGCATGAGGATATTTATAAATTAAAATTGGACAGGATGGATGATTAACAAAGGTTTATTCTCTAGCAACAGCAACGAGTGGTACACACCAAAAGACTTGTTTGATAAGTTGGACAAAGAGTTTAATTTTACACTAGATCCTTGCTGTACAGAGTTATCTGCTTTGTGCAAGAAATTCTATACAGTATTAGATAATGGATTAGAACAGGATTGGTCTGGTGATACTGTATTTATGAATCCTCCGTATGGTAGAGAAATCAAAGACTGGATAAAAAAAGCCTATACAGAAAGTAAAAGAGGTGCGACAGTGGTGTGCTTAATACCAGCTAGGACAGATACAGCGTATTGGCATGATTACTGTTTCAAGGGAGAAGTTAGGTTTTTAAGAGGTAGATTAAGTTTTTCAAACAAGGGTACAGCACCGTTTCCGTCTGCTGTTGTGATATTTAAAGGTGACAAGTGAAGTGTTATAATTGCCATACAGAATTAATCTGGGGTGGAGATCATGATTGTGAAGATGACGAAGAGCATGAGATAGTGACAAATTTGACTTGTCCAAAGTGTGAGGCGTTTCATTTAGTATATTGGGGTAAGAGAGAGAAGGATGAACAAAGCGAGAGACAGAAGATTAAAAGCGACAGGTAAGTGGTTTAAGAAAACAAAAAAGGTAAAAACATGGACTAATCATATTTTTCCTGTACTGCTAGTTATCAGTCTAATATTGTTTTTGGTAAACATATGAAACATAAAGGAGTAAATATAAATGCTTATGTGGATGCAATGGCTGTACAGGAGGGTGTTACACTTCGTAGTGACTGTCCTGTCTGTGGTCATAAAAATAGTTTCTCTGCTACTAATGTGGGTGGCAGTGTGGTTTATAATTGTTTTTACGCTGATTGTGGGATCAGTGGTAAAATTAAGCATGGACTATTATCACCTAATCGTCTACAGCAACAGAAAAAAAGATTAGATTTAAGTATGTACAGACAGTATTTCGTGCCTGTGTCTAGGTCACAAAAGGCTGTACAGTATATAAAAGATAATAATATCTATCATGCTTACTCCCAAAAGTTGGCGAATCTAGAACATGATGTTAGAGAGAACAGGGTTGTATTTTTAGTGTATGATGATGACAATGTTTTGGTTGATGCTGTGGGTAGGTCGCTGACAAATCGCAAACCAAAGTGGAAGCGATACTGTGCTAGTCGTGTGCCGTTTGTCACTAACAATAAAGCTGACACTTGTGTGATTGTAGAGGATTGTGCATCTGCCTGTGCAGTAACACAAGCGGGTGTGGTTGGTGTAGCACTAATGGGGACAAACTTAGTTGACAATTATATAAACTACATCAAGAAATTTAAAACAGCAATCGTTGCTCTTGACAAAGATGCAAGTCAAAAGTCACTGACCATTGCTAAAGAGTTGTTTGCACATATGTCTGTACATAATCTTTTTATAGAGACAGACATCAAGACATGGGACATTCACAAAATTAACGAGAAATTCAGAGTGTATAGTTCATGACAATAGAAAGACAATTACTAGCACACTGTTTAAAGCGAGACTTCTATCAGGAAGTAAATGATATTATAGGAAAGGAGATGTTTGCCAATGGAGTGGGTACTATATTCGATACTATTGCTCATGCTCACATAAAGTATGACAGCGATTTAACTGTAGAGGAACTTGTTAATCTACATAGAGACAAGTTCCCTGCTATGCCAGATAGTAGCCGTGATATGATAGAAGAAGTAATAAGAGATTTAAAAAACTATACAGGCAATTCAGATTTAGCAAAAGATTTGGTGATAAATTTCTGGAGAAGAAACCAAGCACATGAGATAGGATCAAAAGCCACTGACATTTGGTTAGGTCATAATGGTGACTATGCTGGGCTGCAAAACTTAGTTGACAAATTAATTGACAAACAGCCTACAGATGACAGTAATTTTGTAAAGGTTGATGACAATGTATCCCAATATTTAGAAAGCTGTGACAGAGGGTTTGACTTTCAATTCGCACTGCAACCACTTCGTGACAAAATCAATGGCGTGGGCAGAGGCAATTTAGGTATTATCTTTGCTAGACCAGAAACAGGCAAGACAACTTTCTGTACATACTTAGTGTCTGAGTATATCAAACAAGGGTATAAGGTGGCGTACTTTGCAAATGAAGAACCGGGAAGAATGGTAAAGGGTAGAATCTTTTGTTCCTATTTAGGCAAAACAGTCAATGAGTTACGAGAAGATGTTAAGAGTGCAGATGAGGTTTACATTGACAAAATAAAACCTAATTTGCTTTTATTAGAAGGAAGGCAAATATCTATTTCAGAGATTGATAAGTTTGTAGAGACACACAAGCCTGACATTGTTTTTGTAGACCAACTTGACAAAGTAAGTATCAATGACAGCTATGCTAGAGTTGATGAAAAACTGAGAGCTATCTATGAAACATCAAGAGCTATTGCAAAAAGAAGAGACTGTATGATATGGGCTGTGTCACAAGCTAGTTATGAAGCACACAATAGACAGGAGATTGACTTTGGCATGTTAGAAAACTCCCGTACAGGCAAGGCTGCTGAGGCTGACATTATCATAGGTATAGGCAAGAATTTTGGAGACGAAGAAGACTACATACGACATTTGTGTGTTAGTAAAAATAAACTGACAGGATGGCATGGGGTAGTCACTTGCAGAATAGATATCAAGAAAGCGAGGTACATCCCATGATTACAGTATTAGATGTAGAGACAACATTTCAAGTGTTGGCAGATAAGAAGACAGACGCTGATCCACACACAGGAAACATGTTGGTGTCTGTAGGTTATGATTGTGAAGGTAATAAAGATTACTTATGTTTCTATCATAAAGATAGACCACCGACTGAGAGTGCAAAACGACAATTACAGGCTGTGCTTAACATGACTAAATTATTAGTAGGACATAATATTAAGTTTGATTTAAAATGGTTGCGTGCCTGTGGGTTTACCTATACAGGAGATGTGTACGACACTATGATAGCTGAGTATTTAATAAACGGTGGTAGTAAGGTGCCACTGTCATTGAAGAAATGTTGTGAGAGATATGCACTATCACCGAAAAAAACTGACCTGACAGAAAAGTATCTACAGGATAAAATATCTTTTGAGAGAATACCATGGCCTATTGTAAAAGAATACGGTGAAGCAGATGTGCAAGTTACCAAAGAGTTGTATGAAGCACAGCTTGACAATATGCCTGACAGACTGAAGGCAACATTAGAATTGTCAAATGAGATGTGTGACTTACTTACAGATATGGAGCTTGCTGGTATACAGATTAGTAGACAGAATCTATTATCTATTAAAGAAGAGTATACAGCAGAAATTAAAAGATTAGAATCATTCTTAACTAGCGAAGTTAAACGTGTGATGGGTGATACAGAAATTAATCTGGATAGCAGTGAAGATAGATCACGAGTGATATTTTCACGAGAGGTCATAGATAAAAAAAGATGGGCTATGATATTTAATCTTGGCTATGAAGATCGAGGAAACAGCAGGCGTAAAAAGAGACCGAAGAGAATGACTTCTGCTGTCCTATCACAGGCCTTAGCTAGACAGACACGATTGCTGTACAAGACTAAAATGGAATCCTGTTACAAATGTGGTGGCTCTGGATATTTCTATGCTATGAAGAAAGACGGAACTATTGGTAAACAGAAAAGAATATGTAAAGCCTGTAGAGGCAAAGGCGTAGTATACATAAGACAGAAAGACATAGCTGGATTTAAGATGAACATCAACAGTGTAGATGATATTACAGTGCATGGATTTAAGACGGATAAGCACATGATTGACAAACTGGTTTCATCCGCAAATTCCCAACAAAAAATTTTCATAGAATCCTATAGTCGGTATAATGCTATCAAAACATACTTGAAAACTTTCATTGACGGGATAGAAAAAGGATTGGATAAAAAGGATAAGATACATCCACAGTACATGCAGTGTGTCACATCAACAGGCAGGCTGTCCTCTAGAAATCCAAACTTTCAAAATATGCCTAGAGGTGGTACGTTTCCTGTTCGTAAAGTTGTAGTGAGTAGATGGCAAGGTGGTTATATTTTAGAGGGTGATTACTCACAGCTTGAGTTTAGGGTGGCAGGATTTTTAGCAAAGGATCAGAAGGTATATGAAGATGTAAAGAATGATGTTGATGTGCATGCCTATACAGCATCCATACTTGGAGTGTCTAGACAGGATGCCAAAGCTGACACGTTTAAACCCTTGTATGGAGGGCTGATGGGTACACCAAAACAAGTGCAATACTATAGAGCATTTAAAGATAAGTATAAAGGAGTAACCAAGTGGCATGAAGACTTGTGTAACGAGGCTGTGACTGAACAACAAATTACTTTACCAAATGGACGACATTTTGCATTTGAAAACACATATAGATTACGTCATGGTGGTGTTACCAACTCAACTTCAATAAAAAATTATCCTGTGCAAGGCTTTGCCACAGCGGATTTGCTACCTATTGCATTAGTTTATTTAAAAAAGATGTTGACAAAGAATACTATGCAGTCTATTATTTGTAATACAGTACATGATTCCATCGTACTTGATGTCTATCCCTCCGAAAAGGAGTTAGCGATAGAAGCACTAAAGACAGCAATGCTATCAATAAAGTCTGAATGTATACGAAGGTATGACATAGAGTATGATATGCCTATTGGAATCGAATTGAAAATTGGTTATAACTGGTTAGACCAGAAAGGAGTATTACAAATATGACCGAAACTATGACGATGGAGACCAACTTGCCTGAAAAGATATCAACGGCATCTATAGACGACATGATGAAGTTGACTGGACAGGCAGCAGACATGCCAACTACAAGTAAAGGTTTGGCACGACTATCAATAAATCACGCATCTGAAGATGAAGAGGGAAATGCCCTGCCTCGTGGACATTTTTCTTTGATTACAGACGATGGTATATTCTACGGTGAGAAAGCAACGATCAGACCGTTTATGAGAACGTACTCATATTCAGTTTGGGATAATGAAGAAGGTGCTTTCACATCTATGACTGTACAGGCACCGTCTTTCAACAGTGAGTTTTACGATACTGAAGGAGGATTAAAGTGTGGTCGTTTAGATGCGAATGAACTGGAGTCTTTACCAAAGGACAGCCCTGAGTGGGTGTTACAGAAAAGTGTAAAGTGCAACCAGAATATCTATGGACTTGTTACTCTTGAAGGGGCGAAAGATAAGAAGGGCAAGGCTGTAGAGAAGAAAGATATTCCTAGCGTGTGGTACGCTAAGGGTGCGAACTTCGTTCCGGCAAGCGACTGTCTAAAAAGCCTGCATAAACAAAAACAACCTATGTGGTTGACGACTATCGGGCTGTCTTCTGTACGAAAAAAGAAAGGTGGGAACATCTATTTTCAAGCAGAGCTAACGCCACGTGGGCAGATAGCTGATTGGACTGAAGAGGATGATAAGTTAATGCATGAATTTATGGAAACTGTGAAGGGTTACAACGAGTCAATCATGAAAAAACATGAAGAAGCTCGTGGTGATAAAGAGAGCTTCGACACAGTTGTAAATGAATAGTGCAATCATTCAAAAAGTACAGGGTTTTCTCAGTAAGGTCTCGAAAGAGGGTGTAGAGTTAGACCCTAAACTTGTAGACGAGTTTAAAGAGGCGTGTGTAGCTTCCATTCATAAGCAATTCAATCCTTCCTCTGATGAATGGAGGCCTCGCATGTCCTCTTTAGGTCGTCCACTTTGCCAACAGAAAATGGAAAGAGATGGTGTTGAGAAGGCCATTGAATATAATGCTATTCTTAGATTTATATTCGGTGATCTTGTTGAGGCTATCTCAATCCTGATTCTGAAATCGGCAGGCGTAAATGTAGAAGAAGAACAGAAACGTGTAAAATTAAAACTTGGTAAGAATCAAGTGAATGGTACGTTAGATATAATTATTGATGGGAAAGTGTGGGACATTAAATCAGCAAGTCCGTATGCTTTTGATCATAAGTTCGGTGAGATGGGAGGATATAAGAAAATTAAAAGTGATGATGTATTTGGTTATATTACACAAGGTTATCTGTACAGCGAATCTGTAGGTAAGGAATTTGGTGGGTGGATAGTTATAAACAAAGCAAGTGGTGAGTGGACTGTCTGTGAAGCACCGGTTGTACAGGATGAAGATAGGAAAGAGTTTCTACAGCTTGCACGTAAGAATTTAAATTCTCTGGTATCTGGTGAGAAGTTCAAACGCTGTTTTTCAGATACAGCAGAGACATACAAAGATGAATATAAACAAGAAAAGAAAACAGGGAACAGATTACTGCCCAGCATCTGTGGTTTCTGTGATTTTAAAAGAAAATGCTGGCCCGATGCTATTATGCATAAAAAAGTAGGCTCTACAGCAAAGTATCCAAAGACTGTTTGGTATAGTAAACTTACAAGAAGGGAGATATAATGCACATGCTTGATATTATTGTATTATTTATATGTGTTTTATTAATTGCAAACGCATTGGACATGATATAAATGGCTTTGTATTTTCAAACTAACATCAATCGCAGTGATATATTTATGAATGATAAAGTACATTTTGCCTATCCAGAATCAGAAGATAGAATAGCAGGCCCAGATATAGTAAGAGAGGTGCGAACCAACAGCAAGGGTGTACCAATACGTATTAGAAAATCTTACGTTATGGTAGACGAAAAGTACGGCAGCATGTACACAGGGTTCTGGTCAGACATGCAGTTTGAAGAGAAGATGCAGATGTTTAGAGAGGATTTAAACTATATGAAATCTTTGTTAGATAGAGGTGCTTTGGTATGTTTCTTCATAGGCAACTGGACGGATGTGCTGCATGACATGGAGAAGAGATCTCCTAAACTTATGAATGCCATGCGAGATGAGACCTCAGAGATATTTGATATGTACCCACCGAAGGACATAAGAACGCTATGAGTATGAAGTCACATGGGTTCAGATCGAACTTTGAACTGAATGTAGCACAGCAACTGGTGAAGAAGAAGATAGCGTATGAGTATGAGAAACATCCTATACAGTATATTAAGGAGTGTACTTACACGCCAGACTTTTATTTGAAGAAGTATGGTTTCTTTGTAGAAGTGAAGGGGCAGTTTACAGCACCAGATAGAGGTAAACATTTGATAATTAAAAAACAGCAACCAGAATTAGATATACGATTTTTGTTTCTCAATGCTAGTTCTAAGCTGTACAAAGGTTCTAAAACAACGTATGGTGGTTGGTGTGATAGATATGAAATTAAATGGTGTGATAAATTTTTACCAAAGGAGTGGCTAGATGTCTGATAACAGAGAAATATTTAAAGAGTTTGGAAAGGTAATACCTAAAGGTTCTTATGTGATTATCATACGAGACCAGCCTGATGGTGCTACAGATTTTATGTGCTATGATAGTACAGATAAGAAAGAGGTTACTGATGGCTATACAGTTATGAGAGGAATCACAGCATCCATTTTAAATGAACCAGAATATTTATTAGAGAGAGGTCAAATTGCAATATATAGAGACACAAAGATTAGTAAGCCAGATGTGGAACAGCCATTCGTTCTTGAACAGGATGACGAAGAAGATGATAATGTTATTCAGTTCGAGTTTCAACCGGAGAAACCTGATGGCGAGTGAACCTAAAAGTATGGATGAAGCTATCAGGCGAACTGTGCAGCAACATTTTAAGAAAACAGATTTAAAGAAACAAGCTAAGATGGCTACGAATAGACAGGTGGGCGGTAGTCACTATAAAGATTGTAAAATACAACCTATTGATTACATCATGGAAAACAACTTGACTTTCTGTGAGGGAAATGCTTTAAAATATATTACTAGGCATAGAAGAAAAGGTGAAGGTGCAAAAGATATACACAAAGCAATACATTATTTAGAGATGATTTTGGAGATGGAATATGGCGAAGAGTAATTTTTTACCAACAGAGTATCAGTCGTTTATACACATGTCACGATACTCAAGATGGAAACCTGAAGAAGGTAGAAGGGAGACATGGTCTGAGACTGTACAGAGATTGATTGATTTTTTTGCAGATCATGTAGATAGAAACATAGGTGTTAGGTTTGAGAATAGCACATGGGAAAGAATAGAGAATGCTATACTTACAACATCTGTCATGCCATCCATGAGAGCTTTGATGACTGCTGGTGAAGCACTGCGTAGAGAAAACATAGCCGGTTACAACTGTTCATATATACCTATAGACAGCCCTCGTTCTTTCGATGAAGTGCTGTACATACTAATGAATGGCACAGGCGTAGGTTTTTCTGTTGAGAGACAGTATGTAGATAAGTTACCTACCATACCAGATAGAGAGTTTGAACATACGGAAGATGTTATATCAGTGGCTGATTCTAAAGAGGGATGGGCTAGAGCATTTAGAGATTTGATATCTTACCTGTACACAAATAGAATACCAAAGATAAATGTAACCAAGGTAAGACCTACCGGACAGCGATTGAAAACATTCGGTGGTAGAGCCAGTGGCCCACAGCCGTTAGTAAACTTGTTTGATTTTACTATAGAAAAGTTTAGAAGTGCAAAGGGCAGAAAGTTAAATGCCATGGAGTGTCATGATATTGTATGTAAAACGGGAGAGGTTGTAGTTGTTGGTGGTGTTCGTAGATCAGCTCTTATATCTCTATCTAACTTATCAGACCAAAGATTACGAATGGCTAAGTCTGGTGCGTGGTGGGATACTAATCCGGAGAGAGCACTTGCTAATAACTCTGTAGCCTACACAGAAAAACCTGATGCTGGTATTTTTATGAAAGAGTGGCTGTCCCTGTATGAAAGCAAATCTGGTGAGAGAGGTATCTTCAACAGAGTGTCTGCACAGGATAAAGCTAAACAGAATGGTAGGCGTAGAGCAGATTATGATTTTGGTACGAACCCTTGTTCAGAGATCATACTCAGACCTAATCAGTTCTGTAACCTGACGGAGGTAGTTTGTAGACCTACAGACAGCATGGCTACGTTGTTGGATAAGGTAGAACATGCCACTATACTTGGTACTATACAGGCAACACTTACAAACTTTGGTTACTTGCGTAAGAGATGGCAGGATAATACAGAAGAAGAGAGACTGCTTGGCGTGTCACTTACAGGTATTATGGATAGTCCTCTACTAAATAAGAATGATTCTAAACTAGCAGATAGACTGAACAAATTGAGAGAGAAGGCTGTAGCTGTAAACAAAGAGTGGTCAAGCACACTTGGTATACCACAGTCCACAGCAATCACTTGTGTAAAACCTTCTGGTACAGTCAGTCAGTTAGTAGATAGTGCTAGTGGTATACACGCTAGACACAATCCTTATTACATAAGAACAGTAAGAGGAGATAACAAAGACCCACTTACAGAGTTTATGAAGTCACAAGGCATACCGAATGAGCCTGATGTGATGAAACCTGAACATACTACAGTGTTTGCGTTTCCTATGAAGACAGCGAAGGATGCTGTGTTTAGAACTAGCATGTCTGCAATAGAACAGTTAGAGATGTGGAAAACCTACGCTGTCCATTGGTGTGAACACAAACCGTCTGTAACTATATCAGTCAAAGAACAGGAATGGGTAAACGTAGGTAACTGGTGTTGGGATAATTTTGATTACTTATCAGGCGTGTCCTTCCTACCATTCTCAGATCACACGTATAAACAAGCACCGTATCAAGATATTGATGAGGAGCAGTATAAGAAATTACACAGTGAGATGCCTAAGAACATAGACTGGGGTAAGTTACAAGACTTTGAAAAAGAAGATAACACGAAAGGGACACAGGAACTAGCCTGTACAGCTGGTGTCTGTGAGTTGGTGGATATATGATGAGTAAAGATGCACTGCTACAGCTGATGGTCATCACTATGGAAGAGTGTGGTGAGCTAGTGCAGGCGTGTAGTAAGGCTATCAGGAAAGATAACCATAGAGATAATCAATTGCTTAAAGAAGAGATAGGAGATGTATACGCTATGATACAGCTGTTAGTGAAGTTTGACATTGTCAGTTGGGACGAGCTCGATGAGAGAGTGAAGGTGAAAAACAAGAAACTATCTAAGTGGAGTGAATTGATAGATGATGAAGAAACCTAAAGAAGCGTTGCTGTTCAGGTTCTCTGTGCTGTTGAATGCAGAGGGTAGAGTGGTAATTGAAGAAGATAACATAGACCCTGAATTATTTGAAGAGGCTATGGATGATTGGAATCCGGATTACCCAAATACAGCAATGATTGTTGCCATGATTAAAATGCTCACGGCAGCAGCCATTGAATTACAAAAAGATATTAATAAGACGATACACTAGGTGTAGTTTGCTTTACGAACCCCACCACCTTTAGCGTATTTTTTAATGTAACCTCCTTTTTTTCTTCCTACTCCTGCTCCTGTATCTTCATACGTATCTAGGCTAGGTTTTTTACCTGCTGTGGGGCTAACTGCTCTGTCTGATTTTTTATCTAAAGGTTTTTTAGGATCATACTTTAATTTAAAGTTGTTAAATTTTTGTAAGATGTTTTTTTCTTTTGCTTCCTTTACAATATCTTTTTTATTAGAACCTTCAGACCAGTATTTTTTAGCTAACTTTTTAGCTAACGTCATTGCTGGTTTATATCCTAATTTAACTGCTGTTGTTACTGCTGATAATCCCATGTTAATATCTTACTTTTCTTACGCCACCACCCTTGGCGTACTTCTTCACATATCCACCACCATACATCTTATCGTCAGACTTGACCTTGACTTCAACTGGTCGCTGTACAGCAGGTTTCATTGCCATTGCATCTGTCATGGGTGTAGGTACTCTAGCACTCATGTCTGATCTGCCCATGTTTTTGTTTTCTTCTTTCATTGTTCCTCCTTTTTTATGGTAGTTGAAATTTACTGTCTTCGTCTCCAGCTTTAAGTGCTCTTAACTCTTCATATGCTCTTTCAAATAATTGTTCTATGCTTTCCCCTTCTTTAGGATTTTCTCTTAAAGATATAAATTTATCTATAAGTTCTCTTACATACATAGACCTCTGTGTAAAACTAGATAGGTCTAGGTTTCTTTTACCAAGAGGGGCACCAGTTGTTACTCTCATTCTTTTACCCAATTGCGAATTAGGATCTACTTTGTTTTTAAATATAGCATACGGATCTTTTTCTGGATTATTTATAAAGAACATCGCTAGAGCTTCGTTAAAGTTCATCTCTCCTTCTTTCTTTTCTAAGTCTATAAAAGCACCTTGAACTATAGGCCCTAAAGTTATAGCTCTAGCAACAAAATATGCAGGGGCTTGTAACTTTCTTGTTCCAAATATACTTGTGTCTCCTGTGACTATGGCTTTTGTAAAAGCTGCTGTATAGTCTTTATCAGCCATAGCAAATGCTAGTAAAGAATCAGCATCTCTGTTTTTTATAAAAGATAACATTACCTCTGCCATGACATAATGATAAGAAGCTCTGTTAGACGCTATAGCCCACAGCCTACTTTGTAATCCTTGTAAACTAATATTTAAGGTACCGTCTCCAGATAAGTTTATAAGATCATCATCTCCATCTCTAGCTATAGCTCTTGATATTCTTGCTAATATTTGCATGTGTTTGAGAACTACTTTTTGTTCTCCAAATATTTTAGAAAGAGCTTCGTAATTTTGTTCTATGTAATCATCTAGTCCTGTTCCTTCTATAGCTTTATTAGGAACGGTTACTATGTCTACATTTTTATTAGTTTTTAAAACATCTCCTGAAGCATTTAAATTTTGTTTCTGTAAATCATTAACATCTAAAGGTTTATCACGAAACTTTATCTTACCGTTTGATTTTAGTCTGGTAAATCTACCTATCATGCCTTTCACTACTAATAACTTTACACCCTCATCAAAATCTCTTTGACTCATACCTCCTCTAATAGCGTACTCTCTAGCGTTTGCAAAATCTCCTTTGTTTTGTATAGCAAAATCTAATACAGATTCTGCATCCTTTAAATTCATAATACCTTGTTTAGTATTGTTAATAGATTCTATAACAGATTTTACTTTGCTAGTTGCTCTTGACATGTTTGAAATTTGTGTTTTTATAACTTTAGCTCCTTCTTGAAGAGCTTCGTTTAAAAATATTCTGTTATCGGTGTTTGCACTAGCCCATTGATTTATTACATCGTACTGATCTTTTTGCACGTTTAACATCTTACCACCACTAACTTTGTTTATTTGTCTTACTTTGTTAAAAAACTCTAAATTATCTGCTGAACCTACAATACCGGGGCTGTTTTGAAAGTTGAATCCTTTGTCAAGTAATTTATCTATATCATCTTCTTTAACAAAATTTAAACTTAATAAATTTTCTAAAGTGGCAGTCCCTTCTATTTTTGCTTTATCTAAACTTTCTGCAGTTCTTGAAGCCACGTAAACATCCATCTGTTTTAAAAATGCATCGTAAGTTTCATAAAAAGGATTTTCTAAATCGCCATTTTTATTTTTTGCACCTTTAACAGGAGGCACGTATCTTGTTTTTTCTACACCCGCTTCTACATATCTTACAGGAGTACCAAAAGTTTGAATTATTCCCTCATGTATTTCATCTGCTGAATAATTTGCAAACAACTCATCAAAAAAATCTTTATTAGGATTCTTTAATGCTTGTTCTAAATCAAATTTTGGTTCGGGTATTTTACCTTTAGTTTGAGATAACAAATTTTTTTCTAATGTCTCTCCTAGCTCTTCTGCGTATTTACCAGATCCTTGTGATTCTTGTAATTTATTTGCTAATTTATACAGTATTGATTTTTCTTTTTTAATAAGAACCCAATCTCTATATTGACCATTTACTTCATTTAATTTTTTTACGACTTCTTTTCCTTGTTCACCAAACTCATTTATTATTTTAGTATGATGATTTTGAAGAGCTCCCTCTAACATATTTCCTATCTCTCCTATTTTTCTATTTGCCGATCCTTGACCTCCTCTGTAAAGACTGTTAATCTCTCTTTTAATTTCTCTAAGAGTTTTATAATCAAGTGATATTTTAAAATTAACATCTTCAAGATTCATTTCGCTAGCCATTATTTTCATTTTTTTGACATAATCAAAAATATTAAATTCGCCTGCTATATCAGATATTTGTTCTTCTTGTAATTCTTTTTTTATTTGTTGAAAAATATCATCTGCATTAACTTGAGTTGCTTCTGATTGAGTTTTATTTATTGTATTAACAAATATTTTTATATTTTCTTTAATTTGAGGATCTAATTCCCTCATGACATATTTTTGAAATAAACTTTTAACTTTTGGTACTTGACTTAAAGGGCCTCCTTCTCTAGATAATGCCACGATATCTAACACTTCATTAGTAATGTCTACTTTACTAGACTTACCTAAACCTGCAAAAGCCTCATCGTACAGCCTGCCATATCTTTTAGTAGACCAATTTAATACATTGTTTACAGTAATTCTACCAGCTGTCTGCATACGTTTTTTTATTTTTCCTGCTCTGTCTGTAAGTTCATTTATTAATGTTCTACCTGTGCCTTTGACAATCTCTCCGGTGTTTGTTAGACCTGCTCCTTCATACTTTATCATATTGTTGTTTGAATCTGCAGTCATGTCCATTAAATATTTTCTATTTTGATTTGTTGCCTCTACTACAGTTATTCTAGAAACTTTTTCTAAATCTTGTAAAGCAGCTCTTAAACCTCCTACAGATTGTACAAATTGTAAATCTTGTTCATCAATTAAATCGTGTTTTTTTATTAAGTCTAGTATAAATGTTGAATCTGCCCCATTAAAGTTGTGCCCTTCTATGACTTCTGACATGTGTAGTTCTGCAGCTCTTCCTATTAAAAACTGTCTTACGTTTTGATCAGCTTTGTCATTGTCTATAACTTTATTTATATTCTGTTTAAAGTTTTCTATTATGTTGTACGCTTGATCGTCTGGTATTACATCTAATCTAGCCAGTATCTTTTGATTTATGTCGTCAAGTTTTTCTCTTTCTTTATTTAAAAACTCCATGGCATCTATCAACTCAAGATGATCTCCTGTCTTTGCTTTTTTACCAAGCCTCTTCTGAGATTCAGCAAATATGTGCTGCTCTAATCTTCTTAAATATTGACTTTGATACATGGTGGCAATAGACATTGTTATATCTTCATCTGTAAATTTTTGTCCTTCTGGTAACGCTTTGTTTACTTCATCAAATTGTGTTTTAAGTTGAGTCATGTACATGTAGTTGTTGTCCATGTCCTCTCTAAACCTAGGATCTAACCCTCTCTTTTTAATAATACCTTTTGCTATTTTATTAAATTCTTTCTTACCTTCTTTACTTAATTTCTTATAACTATCCATTTCTCTGTAACTACCTTTATTCAACCTAGGATTAAGTAATTCTGTTAAGAGTTTAAAATTTTCTGGAGCAGCAAATTTAAGTCCAGTTCCCATTCCGGCAACTTGAGTGGTTACAAATAAACTTCCAAGCACAGGGTATCGAACACCTTGTATAACCACATTACGTAGGTCTAATTGTGTAGATCCTAAAACACCCATGATGCCTCCGACAAACTCTGTAAGCAAACTTCCCTTTCCTACTTCTTCATACGGTGTATTTAAAATTTTATCAACTGTCCAAGAAGTAGCATTGGCTCCTGTTGCAAACCAAAGTTCTTGATTGTCAATATCTTTTAACCACAGCTTTGGGTTTATGGCATATTCATAACGCTGTGAATTGAATGTTTTTTTAGCCCACACTCCTAGGCCGCCAAGAAAACTCTTTTTTATTTCAGCCTGTTCTTTTTTAAATATCCTATTCATCTCTTCTAAAACAAGAGCTTGAGAGAACACGCCTTTTCCGGGGCCGGTGCCCTTATAGGTCTGTTCAAATTTAGGAGCTACATCACCTCTTTTAGACCTTCCTTCTAAATTCTTCACAGCCATTTGATGTATTCTAGCTGTCTCTTCTAACGCACCTTTTTTAAATGGTCTAGACAGCATAAGAACAGCTCCTTTACCTAATAAGAAATCTCTCATTATACCTACAGCAACATTAGGGTCTTGCCTTGTTCTTACCATCTTTTTTATCTCGTCAGCTGTAATCACAGCCACGTCTGGGTCTACTTGAGCACGAGTAGGCATGTTTAAAACATTATACAGAGGAGAAAAGTTTACAATGTAGTCTTCTCCACTTGCTAATCTATGTCTTATTATTTCATTGTCTTGACTCATGTTTGCTGCATCTACCAATACTTGCGTGAACAAACCGTTCAAAGGAAAAAGCACGGTGTCTAATACTTGTACAACGACATTTCCGGGGCCTCCAAACGCTATGGCTGGTGCTAAAGTAGTGGCAGGTGATTGAATGATTGCTGTAGCTGCTGCCATTAAATTTACAGTTGTGTCATTTAATTCAATACCGTATTTATCTGCTATGTTATTGATGTTGTTTACGTTAGAGTTGTACTCTCTTTGCAAATTCTTTTGAGCAGCTGCTATTAATAAAGCAGGATCATTTTCAGCTTGTAAAAGACTTCTTGTAAAACTTGTAGAGTCAGGGAATATTTCTGATAATTTATCAGCACCACTTCTTCTCAATAAAGCATCTATCTCTGCAGCATTTTCATAAACCTCATCTTGTGATTTTCCTGTAAACTTAATATCAAATCCTGATCTTGTCGTGAACACAAATTCAGGAAAACCATCGTCTCCAACATCTTTTAGTTTTACAACATTTTCATTTACTTTGTAGGTAGGTTTGGCTTCGGCTCTTGCTTTTTCGTCTAAAGCCTTTATTCTATCATAATAAGCTCTAGTGCCTTCTTCAGGACGTATGGGAGTTGTAAGATCGGGTGCAGCTCCTAAATCAGTTGCTGTTGTTAGTATGGGTGCACTTTGTTTTTTAATGCCTAATTCTTTTAGTTGCCTTTGCATTTTTGCAGACGGTGTTTCTTCTGCCTGTCTTTCTTCTTCACTTTTAAATATTTTTTCAGCAGTTGTGTCATAGGCCTTTTCAGCTATCATCTTCCCGTATTTTTCTATCAACGGTCTTGATGTAAAAGCAGGATTTTTTGTAAGAGGGTCTCCTCTTTTACCAAAAGTAGGGCCTAAAACAGGGTCTTCTATTAAGAATGGAGCAGGAGGCTGTTTGTCTTTTTCCTCCAACTTCTTTAGATCTTCTTTCACACTGGTTCTATCCACTTTTTTTGTTTCATCTACAGGTGTTATTTGAGGTTTAGCTATCTCTTGTTCTATTGCTTCTCTAGTATCTTCAGGCTGTTTTCCAGTATCCACAGCCCTTCCTTTATCTGTGCCAAACCCAGAAACAGGCAAGTCTGTAATGTATTCTTTCATGTCAGATAACAAACCCCCTATACTTTTATAAGTTATGGTTTTTGCATTTTTACCTAACTCTTTTACCTGATCAATTTTTTTATTTAATTGTTCTGCTTTATCCTCTTGACTCATTTATAAGGTTCCTTTTATTATTGTCTTGGTTGTGGAGCATAGTTTGGGTCTGCATTCATTTTTATAACTTCATTAAAAACATGAGCAGTATCTTTATCAAAAGCCTGCTGTATAAAATCTTTTGTCCCCCCTGTTACTCCTTCATTTAATTTAGCTATTTTTTCTATTTGTTTTAAGTATTCTCTACCTTTTCTTGAAAATACAAATAACACTTTATTTTGAAAATCAGCAAAACTATTAATTTTACTTGTCATATCATTTATGATTTCTTGAAAACTTGATGGGGCTCTTTGCAATTGCCCTGAACCTACAATATATTTTATACTTCCAATGTTTTCATTACCCTTCATGAAAGTATTAAAATTTTTCTCTCTGGTTTCGTCTACTATCCTACCAGTATCTTCAAGTGTTGTTCCAACTTCTAGTCTGTAATAAGAATTATAATCTGGATTAAATGTAGTATCTTTTGCCATGCCAGATTTATCATAACCAGCTTTAGCATCTAAATAGTAGCTATCAGCTAATGAATTAAAATAATTATCACCCAATCTAGCTCTTTCAAAAATACCCATACCTTTTGCTGTTTGTACATTTCCTGATAATAACACTGTCTTGTACAAATTTGCATTTTCTCTCATTTTAGTTAAATCATCTTTTACTCTTATAAGAACTCCTTCAAAAGCCTCAGGACTTGTAAAAAATTTTAACATCAATGCTTTCTGCATAATCCTAACGTCTTTATCAGATATGGTTCTACTATCACCACCGCCCTGTACAGCAGCAGCCATTTCAAATGCTAATAGATATGTGTTATATTCCATAACAGCAAGTTGAGCTATTGAAACCTTTTTTGCATCTTCAGGAGATGCGTCTACTTGTTTTTGTGCCACAATCATATTGTCGTATAATGTATCATGATCTCTTTGTAAAAAACGTGTTTCGCTTTTATTAGAATCTAAAACATTCATAGTGCTTAAAAATGTTTCACTACCTTTAAAATTATTTATTTCATCTATACCAAAAACAGTTTTCATCATCTGAGGAAAGCGTTTAAGACCAGCCATAAACGTACCTAAAGTAGATGCTCCTCCTAAAGGAAATGTTTTACCTGTTTGTTTTATCTTTTGTAAACTAGCTATCATTTTAGTTGCTCTATCAAGAGGTTTAGTTACATTCTCCATTGCTTTTCTAAACCGACCTCTGTCTTTTATTTGTAATACGTTTGTTACAAAATTATTAAAACCATCTACATCTTTTTTATATTGAGTGTCTTCAGCAGAAGCATTTTTAGTAAAAGCAGTTCCTAAAATTTCAATCATTACCATAGGATTATTTTTAAATGTATCCCCTATTTCATTTTCATAATAATTCATAAACAAATCTACTTGTCCTTGATCTACATTAAAATAACCATCGCTAAATATTTGATTCATCACCATAGAATGTCTTAAAAAATCTTTAACTCTAAATTTTCCTATTTCTTGTCCTTCTTCATTCTGTCCTGAAGAACCCATCTTTACGATATTTTTTATTACCATGTCTCTCAATTGTTCTTGAGTGTTTGCCACTCTTGTAAAACCTTTATTTTTACCGTATTCATAAATAAAATCATATAAATTTTCAGCTCTAGCTTGTTTAAATTTTCTAGGATTATCATCATCTATAATTTGTAAATTTTTTATAATATCATTCATTCTTACAGCACCCATAGTGCCTACCTCGTCTCCTCCTTCAGGAAGAAACACTAAATCTAAACTTTTTCTTGTTTTATCACTCATACCTTTAATAAAATTAGATTTAAATCTGTATATAGACCTGCCTGCATTTTCTTGAAATTGGTTTATCACAGTCTCCCAAAACCTGCTTTGTTTAGGATAAGGAAGATTAGCTATTGATGTTGCTGTCCCACTAGCAGCTTGTTTAGAAATATCGTACAAAGCATTAGCAGGCACTGAAGTTTTTGTTATCAATTGATTTATAGCATCTAGATCTTCGTACTGATGAAGATATTCTGTCCAGTTTCTTATAGGCGGCAGAGAATCCTGTCCTTCTTTTATTTTTAAATATTGGCTATGTTTTTCGTCATAACCCTCCCAAGCTACACCCCCGTCTGTATTTGCTGTTTTGTCATAAATTCTTTGTAACGCTTCTGCATTTCTAGATTGAGCATCACCATAATATTCTTTGGTGGGATTCTTAATTGTAACTACTGTACCCATTAAAGGCCCTTTAGTAACTGTAAACAAACTTCTAGTAGCATCTTCTGATTCTGGTTCTTTACTAGCCGCCTCTTTAGCTAATTCATAAGCCTGTAGCTGTTTAGCTTTCACATCCTCATTGTAACCATCGAACACACCTTTAGCAAACGCTGCACCACCCTGTCCGGCAAGTGCTTTTAGTATTCCATCTATCATATCATACCCTCCTTTAGAATTTCCTCTGGGAGTTGTTCTCCCTCTACATCTATTACTTCTCCATTTTGTTCTGCCTGAAAATCATTTAAAAAACCCTCTAATTTAGGACTCATCCTAGCTCCTTGAGCTCTTTCAGATAGAACTTGATGTGCATCAGGATTTAATGTTTTCATACTTTCTACTACGTCTGCATCTGTTAAGATACCCTCTCTCTTTGGCTCAGGATTGAACAAAACTATAGGAATTTCTTCTTCCTGTGCTTGTAAAATAAAATACAAAGCAAGGCCCGGCTTTATAAGTTCTGCTACATCAGGTGACCACAAACCTTCTGTAAAACCAGCAAAAGCAATCGTGTTTACAACGTATTCAACAGGAGTACCAGCAGCTAGCACACGCAGGTGTTCTTCTTTGACCTGCCTATCTTGCTCCATTCTTTCCATTAGAAATATTAAACATTCGTCAGGATCTGTGTACACCCACGGTTTTTCAAACGCCTGTGTTCCCGGCTCCATCGTAAGAGATTGCCCCGGTATGGGGGTTGAAAAAGAATCTAAGTTGTCTATAGACCCTTTATCAGGCGGTGCTCTGTCAAAAAGTTCTTCATTAAATCTTTGTGGTTCATATCTCATGTCTGTTTCCTTAACTAAAATTTACTGTGGGAGCCTCCATAGGAGAAACACTTAAATTATCTCTAGTTCCTTTCTCTACCTTAATTGCTGTCCCTGTAAAAGTAGGACTGTTAAGAGCTGTAAGAGTCCAGCCTGCAATATTACTAGGGGCTGCCTGTCTATATTCAGGTCTCTGTGTGCCTGCAAGAGCTGTTTGTACAAACTTACCTCTCATATTCGGAGGTATGCCAGCTGCTTTAACTTCATGTCCAGCAGCTTGTCTTTTACTTAAATTCATTCCTCTTATATTCTTAGGATCAAAATAAACATCTTTATCTGGAACGTAACCCGGAGTTTTTGGAATGCCTCCCGGAAGATTACTCTTTACTTTGTCTATCATTCCTCCTATGAACTCTGATACTCCACCTTTTTTAGACAGTGTATTGTAGCTGTTTACTATTCTACTACCTAGTTTACTGTTTTTAAAAGAGTTAAATAAATTACCACCAAAGCTTCTTTTTTGACTTTGTTGAGCCTCTATGTATTTCATCACGTTCAACCCTCCTTTAGACCCTCCGGCATATTGGCTTGGATTGCTACCGCTAAAAAAACTTTTACCAAAACTTTTAGCTTTATCAATAATAGAACCAAACCCGTATCCTTTTACAGCCCCACCGGGAGCAAACTTAGGAAGCTCATCACTCATAAAACCTTCTTGATCCACTCTTTTCATGTCTATACTGGGCATCTGTCCTTGTATTTCTGTTACGGTGTCAGAATCTATGATCAAACCTTCATAGTCTCCTCTTACAATCCTTGCTAATTTTTCTTTATCAGTGCTGTAGTCCTGTCCATTTTCTCTTAATACAGCGTGTAAACTTTTTCTTAAAGACATGCTCTATACCCTTTCCATTTTTACATCAATTAAATTATATAATACACTTAAATACCCTGTTAGTTTATTACGAAGAACAGCCATTGGTTTTGTAAGTAATAGCTCTTGAGCCATCACACCTCTATAACGATGTTTGCTGTCCCAAATGTAATTCCATTCGTATACGTTCAATCCAGAAGAAGATACACCAATCCAAATAATGTTTTCTTTCAAACGATAATCACTAAGCAAGTTATAAGCAGCCGTTCCTGCAGATACAGCCATAGAGTCCTTAAATTGTTTATCATAAAACTCTGTGTTTATTTTTGCTTCTTGTGCAATCATTGCCGATTGATGAGCTCTTTGCAAAGCACTTTCTGTTGACTGCATAACCCAAGTAGCTTCATCTCTATATCTTTGCCATAAGTTAGCCTGTGCCTGTGCAGTCAAACCTAATAGTGCTTGAGCATTCATTCTATTTGCTTCATTTTGTAAAGCTGAATCTCTAGTGTTTACATCCCTTCTCCACTGTGCATTTGATTGAGATATGGTGCTAGCCATATTTGCATTAAATTTATCTCTACTATCTTGCATCTGTGCTGTAAATCTTTGCATAGCATTTGTTTGATCAGCATTTACTTGAGCTATTGAAGCCTGCCTGTTAGCATTTGCGTTTCCTATTTGCGTATTTAATTCTGCAAAAAACTCATCAACTTGTGTTTGTGATTTAGCATTAAATTGTCTTGCAGCATTTTCTTGTGCAACATCAGATAATAATTTTTGTACATTTGTCTGTTGATTAACTTCATTCACACGTTGTTGATTATCCATATTTTTAACATCTATGGTTAAAAATGCTTTTGCATTGTCTATAGCAGCTTGCAATCTAGCACTCATGTTTGCTTTGTCCATCGCTGCATATGTCACAGCATTTTGTAATGTTGTCTGTTGCTCATTGTTTAAATTTTGAATGTTCATAGTAGCGTATGTTTTAGCATCCTGTGCAGCAATAGGCAAAGCAGATTCATAAATAGCATTTGTAATTGCAGCAGCTGCCATTGATGATGCACCTAAACCTCTTTGTTGCATGATTGCATTTACCTTACGTACAGCAGGAGCAGCCCAAGCAGGAAGTGACTCACCACTGTCCATCGCTGCAAATAAAGATTCTATCTGTCCTTTTACAGTGCCTAGGTTAGAAACTTCTCCTGTTACTTTATTTGCTACGGACTCACTAGAAACTGTGCCCTCTACTGCAGCTGTTTTTGCAAACTCAGTGGGGTCTCCTATAATAGAAGAAGGAGATACAGTCCCTTGAGCAGCAGCCATTTGAGGTGTGTTTGTTTGTGTGTATGCAGAGTAAGTGTTAGCAGCTGTTATTGTAGGACTAGAAACATTTTGTACAGTTGCCCCTGTACCACCAACAGTAGGAGCAGTTGGTAACTGAGTCATATCACTCTGCCCAAAATTAACCAACTCATTACTTGCAACTGTTGTAGTGGTCGGTGTAAAAGTTTCTCCTTCTGTTAAACCTACTTTTTGACCGGGTATTACACCACTAATAGGTCTTGCCTTAGGGGTGTCTGTAACAGCCTGCTCAGTGCTTTCTGTAACAGCAGTGCTAGGAAACCCTGTCACTTCACCCGTTTGCTGTACATTAGATGTACCTGCTCCTCCAGTTGTAGTGGGTAAATCTTGTGCAGTGCCACCACCTTCTTGCAATTTCTTTTTACCTTTCTTAATCTTAGCTATCGCACCACCTAAGCCCATTTGTAATTCTGATAATCTAGCCATATCTAACTCCTATTCCTCTCTATAAACCTATCTATCTTATCCTCCAATCTCTGCAGATGTGTAATAATCTCTTTCACCTCTTGCTGTACATCACTTCTCTTTGCATATTCCTCTCTAGTTTGATTGAGTAGGATTTGCAGTCGTTTCACCTCTTGAAACATCTTAGAGAATGCCCAAGCAAATGGTGCTACAATTAACGTGAGCACGAGATTCCATATCATAGTAGGGTCTAATTCCATTAACTTCTCCTAGTTTTTCTTTTTGTTTTTTTCTTACTTACTATTGTCTTCACGTTGGTAGGTTTACCACCTACACCTTGTGCCCTTGCTCTTTTTCTTTTTACTGCACTGGTTATCTGTGACTTACTCATCGACCTAGCCTTTGATCTTGGCACACACTTAGGGTAGGCTCTCTTACTCTTACTAGCTGACTTACGTCCACAGGGTTGGTATTTGCCTTTTTTCTTAGGAGCACCAATGTCTACCCAGTCCCCCTTCGGCCCTTTACCAAACCATTCTTTCAGGCTCATTAGTAAGTCCCTCCACGTTTTTTGTATGTACGTACTAACCATGCATTTGCATAAGCACTTGGGTAGACCTTGAACTTCTTCTTGGCCTCTGCTTTTACTCTTGCATACAGCGATGGGTTCTTTGGTTTAGAACCCCCTCTAGCCATTTTTGCTACACCACCTTTTTTTAAGTAACCCATGCTTCTAGTAACACTTTTATTTTTTGCTTTGAGTGCACGTAGCCCTGCTCCTTTTTTACCTTTTGGTATTGGTTTTAATTGTTTTGCCATAATTATTTACCTTTCATAAGTTTGTACATCATAGTCATCAGGCCAGTTGTTAATCGTAGCAACTTCTGTGACATCCCCGTTACTATCCAATGTATCGTTATGTAATGCCTTGAAAGCAGCCATATCAGCACTATTGTCAATGGCATTGCAAATAGTAGTGCAACTATTTCTAACATTTGTAACGTATGTGGATACTGCACTAGGAATTGTTTTACTGTTATCATATGTATATCTCTCTACTAACCAATTAAATCTTTTTATCAAACTGTTTGCTTGTTTTTTAGCTAAATTCTTGGCTTCTGATTTTAACCCTAATATAACTATAGCATTACCTTTTTCATCTTTTTCAGTTGTAGTTGTATCATCTAATTTTAAATCTACTACTGTATAACTTGTTGTTACTCTTTTATTTGCTGCATCAAAAGTGTAAGTAGCTTGAGAAGTTGATTGAAACCTATCATCTCCTGCTGTTCCTGTATCAACAATTGTATAAATACCTATAGCATTAAGCTCATCCCAAGTCCATGCTGTGAATATGGTTCGTGGATGTCGCACACTGTCTATCACCATACTTTTAGGAAATCTAATTATTTCCTGTATAGTATTATCTGTTACATAAGCCCACATACTATCACCTCCTATATTGTGTTATTATATTTAAATGGAACTGAACCCCAACACATCACTATATAACTAGTTCCACTATTATTTATATGACTGTCACTTGTTCTTATTTTAAATCCATTACTTAAAAAATCTACAGAACAATCAGTAGCTCTGTTATTACCAGTATTTTGTTCTAATCTTGTAGCAACTGGATTTTGTTTTAAACTTATATAAGAACTATTTATAGAAGTATCATGTACTGTAAATTCACTCCAATCTCCTGATGCTGAAGAAGATTTAATCCATATAATAGTGGGTTGCATACCTGTATAAATAAAAGGGCCATCTGCATTACCATTTCCAATATATTTTGTAAACTTACTATAACCTTCAACATTTGCCCAAACATAGGCTATTATTTCTGTACTTGTATCATTAGGCATAGAATTTCCAACACTTCCCATAGTAAACACACTAGAAGTAGGATGTGCTCCAAAACCTGCTGTACCTGTAGTAAAACTATCATTACCAGCTAATTTTAAATATCCTAAAGTACCATTATTATAATGATATACCCACCAACTCCAACCTCCACCAGTTAAAGGTTTCACAAGTATAAATCTAGGAATAGCTCCTAAACCATGTCCAACTGTTTGATTAGCTGTGTTGTTAGAAGTAAATTTCACTATACTAAATCCTGCATTAGTATTTGCTTGTATTGTGCTTGTAATATCTCCATCTGAATTACTGCTTGTTGTTCCTCCATTAGCTCTCCAACTTCTATGCGTAATTAAATTATTTAAAGCATTTTCAGTACCATAATATGTTTCTCCTGTAGCACCTACACTAAAACCATTTGTATCAAAGCTAGTTAATGTATTAGAAACTGTTGCTTCATCATTAGTATGATTTAACATGAGATTTTTTAATGCACCTCTGCTTGAATCATAAGTCCACCAGTTAGAGGTATAGGAATCACTACCTCTTGATGTACTACTTCCTGTTTGGTCAGCACTTTTAAAAATTACTAAATCAGGTTGAAATCCTATTGTAACACTTTTATTAGCATTTGTTCCTTGATAATTTCCTGCATGACATAGTTTACTTCCAATATCATCATCAGTCTGTGCAGGGTCTATGTCAGAAGATATAACCATATTTCCAGAACATGTGGAAAGAAATCCTGTTGGTGGTGCATATTTAAAATCACCAAATCCATTACCATCTGCATTACCACCTGCAGTTACAGCTCCACCAAATGTAGAATCTTGTCCAAAATTCCAAGTGCAAGTTAATCCATTAGCACTACTGCAAACATTACTCCAACGACTATTATTATTGCTTTGACCATTACCCCATAAATCACCTGAACCAGAATTATATTGGTATATAAACCCAGTTCCATTAGCAGGGTCTCCAGAGTTTCTCCAAGTTCCATTTACTCCTACCCACCATTTAAATGTATCAGGGTCCCAACACATCATTATAATATCTCCTGCTGATACTGTTCCTCCTATATTAATACTACCTGCTTGATTAGTTCCATCTTTATAATGATAAGCTTTTCCACTTTGATAATTAGTTTGAAAATATATATTATCTTTATAAAATACATTTGATTCAGTTCCTCCACCTAAACCTATTTCTCCACCATAATTGCTTATACTTTCTATTCTTACTTCAGCATACGCTTTAAATGTAAGACCTATAGTAGATACAGCACAACAATTTCCTGATGATGTAAATTTTAAATTACCATTACTAGGTGTATTACCAGTTGTATCAGATAAAGGATTATCTAAAGGATTTAAAATTGAAAAATTTCCACTACTTGCCATATTTATTTAACTCCCAAATGTTGGACTA